ACTTCTGCTTCTACACGGAGATGTGGGCAGAGCCTACGGTCCACTGACCCGGCCCGACTAAGACTCGGAGGCTGGCGCCCTTGGCAACAGAAAGCGCCACTTTTTCGCAGACTATCAATAACTTACGTCCCTTCTTCTAGATCTATAGGGACAACCCTTTTAACCAATACGGAGGAATTTATGAGAGACGATCTATGGAAACTTATCAATGAGCGCGATACCGCAGGTCTCAGCGATGAGCAGCGGGCGGCCATCAAGGCCGATATCGAGTCCGACTCTGACGCGCTTATGCGCCAGTGCGCCGAGCGTAAGGTAGAGCGCGAGGCTGAGCGCAAAGCAAACGCTTGGCGAGTGGACGGCGTGCCCAATAGAGCCAAGCACCGCGAGTATATGCGCGAGTACAACGCCAGAAAGCGGGCTGAAGCCAAAGACGAATAACCAGAAAGTCCAATGTTTTCAATAACTTACACCCGTCCTTCTAGGTATTGCGGGACGATAACTACGGAGAAGTGACTATGTCGAACCTATTTAGCACTGACGCTGCCTTTGAGCAGGACGTAGCGGCCCTTCAGGCCGCGTACGAGCAACGCTGCAAAGAGCGAGACCTTGACCCCAAGCGCGGCAGCGCGTTCCCCACAGCTCAGGCTGAGGGCGCTCGCGGCAACTGGGCCTTTAATCCGGCGGCGGTGAGCCGTTAATACCTCAACTAACTAAGGAGAAGTGAGTAATGGAGTTTGAAGAATTTTTAGACCTTATGGGCGCGGGCAGCACCACCGACCCCGCCGACGTTGTCAGCGCGTGGGAGGACCTTCAGTCCTACCTCGACTTTAAGCGAGACCTCGCAGCTGACCCTGACTTTAACCCTACGGAGCAATAAATTATGTCTGAACAAGCACTGAAGTTTGTAACCCGCGCCGAGCGCTACGCCAAAGACCGAAACCGCCTGCGCGGTGATGGCGAAGCGGTGGCCCGCTACGTCCTAGAGTGCGCCGAGCGCGTTACTAAGCTGGACGATCGCGTGTTTCGCGGTGAGTCTCGTGAGTCGTGTATGGCTCGTATTTGGGCGGCTTATCAGGTAGTTACCGACTACCTTGAGTCCGGCGCGCCCTATAACCTCGACTCGCCCGAGGTCCCGTGGTCTGAGTACGGCGAGTCTCTTGGTGAGCTGGCCAGTGACGTTGACTGGGATGGAAACCCAGAGCAAGTCCTCGTTGATAACCAGTACGAGGGATATGACTAATGTCCCTCAAGCAGCGAGTTAGCGAGCACGTTTTCGATCTTCGCACGCGCTCAGAGTTTTTCGACGACCTCTTGGATTTGCTCTGGTCGGGCAAGGCATATCACGTCGATGTGCTGTGCCCGCCCGATGAGCAGTCGGAAGTTATCGACTACGCGAACTGGTTGCGTGAGCAGGGCGACTGGACGCTGCGACTGGTGCCAGAGCCCGCTGTCGAGCCCATGGATATGGTCCTGCTTGCCCACCGCGGCTCGGGACTATTCCGCTGGGGAAATTGGATCGAGTACACCGTGATGGAGCGCTCCGGCGCCCCGTTTAACCCTGAACTAACCATGGAGGCGTGAGCCTCCTTAACTGCCTTGGAGGGCTGACATGAAAGCTAGAAATCTAGTTCACAAGCACTGCCCCCACAGGGCAGCAACCCATCCCGACCGCAAAAAGCAGTCAAAGCGAGTACGCGGTCGCAAACACAAGCTAAGGAGTAATCAATGCTGAAACTTATGACGGAACCGAAAGACAAAATCCTTATAGGCGACGAGATCATGATTACGGTGCTGCATAACGGCAAGCGCCCGCAGCTGGCGATAGACGCACCGCGCGAGCTGAAAATCATCCACGTTAAGGACGACTACGAGGCCATGTTTAGAAATCGCAAGGCCCGTGAAGCGCGGGGCGAGTGAGGTACTGATGATGGTGCGAGGTATCAGGGACGTACACCTCAGAAAAATCCAAGTCGGCGCCATTGAGTTCATGACGCTGGCGGAGGTTATCGAGTTCGTGAGCGACCACGGATTCTGCACGGAGGCAATGAGCAACGAAGAAATCTACGCAATGGCTAACGACATCCTCGACGGTCACCTAGAGGAGCTTAAAGGGCCGGAGGAGCTGGACTTCTCGGATGGATAACTTCTCCGAGATCGATCAGCGCTGGCTAATCGAGAACGGGCTGTATGACATCGCGGACCCGAGCAACCTGTACGACGAGATCGTTAAACGCAGGGAGCGCGGAGACGACGGAATCATTGCCCCAGTTAGCAAGCTGGTTGGCTGCTTCTCTCTACCCCTACGCGGTATCACCATCTTCGGTGCATACAGCGGCACGGGTAAGAGTACTTTTGCAGCGCAGTGGGCCTTAAACGCGGCCAACAGTGGGAGAAAGGTGGCGATCATGTCGCTGGAGATGCCTGCAGACTTCACATTGGAGCTGCTGGCTGAGCAGTCGGCGTGCGTTGCTGACCCACACTTACCCTACGTCGAGAAGTTTTCTCGTTGGGCGGATGACAGGATCTTCCTGCACAACGGGACCGACGTAGTCACACCGCAGAAAGTGTTTGAGTTTGTACAGGTGGCGAGAACGATGCTCGGCTGCGAGCTGATCGTGATCGACCCGCTTATGCAGATCGCACTTCCTTCGGAGCCGGACGCAGAGCGGGACTTCATTACCCGACTGGCGTCCATGAGCAGAGACTTGGGCTGCGCGATATTACTTGTCCATCATCTTCGCAAGCCACCGTCTGGTGGACTTGGGGAGCGGCAAAAGCCGGACAAGAGCGCATTTCTGGGCAGTACGCACCTCACCGGGGCAGCGGCAGCAGTCTGCACCCTCTGGTGCGACCCCGATCTTCGGGAGATGAGGACCAACGGCGAGGAAATCCCCGAGGGATCGGGACCCGAGTACCTGTTCACGGTCCACAAGCAGCGCTTTGCGGCATGGCACGGAACGGTTGGGCTTCACGCCCACGGCCGAGCGCGATTGCTTTGCAACAGCGCGGCAAGGATGTACCGCCCAATTGATTTAACTACGGAGGACAGCAAATGCCAGTCAGAAGAAAGCAGTACTGGAGAGTCAGCCTCGGAGAGCACCACAGGTACTTTTCCGATGAGGAGGACGCCAGAGAGTACGCCAAGTCCAGAGCCAACGACCCAGAAAACTGGGACGGAATACCTTTCTTGGATGTGATCGACGAGCGGGAGCTGCTGGTCAGGATCAACGAGCTAGAAGCAGGCTCTGAGTGAGCCGAATACAGCACAGGAGATAAACACATGGTAGAGCTTTTTCTACTCACGGCGACGGTGATCGCCGCAATCTACTTCACGCGCATCGCGCTCGTGGACTTTCTTACGCACAAGGACTTCAAGGGGGACGGTGAGTGAGTGAGATGAATGATTACCAGCGCTTTATCCACGCCACACGATACGCACGATGGCTGGAGGACGAGGGACGCAGAGAGACATGGGAGGAGACCTGTCAGCGTTACGTGGACTTTTGGGTCGGTCGTGAACTGATCGACGAGAAGGAATCGAAGCAGCTTTACAAAGCCATTCACAGTATGCAGGCGATGCCGTCAATGCGCGCCCTGTGGGCCGCTGGCCCCGCCTTAGATGCCGACGAAATGGCCGGGTATAACTGCTCCTACGTAAAACTGGACAGTCCGAGAGCCTTCGACGAAGCGCTATACATCCTTTGCTGCGGCACGGGACTGGGCTTCTCCTGTGAGGACGAGGTGGTCAAGAAGCTGCCCGTGATCTCTGAGGACTTCCACCCGACCGACACCGTCATCAAGGTACACGACAGCAAGATCGGATGGGCCAAGGCGTACAAGCAGCTTCTGGCAATGCTGTGGCAGGGCGAGGTCCCTAAGTGGGATGTATCAGCCGTGAGGCCTGCGGGTAGCAGGCTCAAGAAAATGGGCGGCAGGGCCAGTGGACCGCAACCGTTGGTCGAGGTGTTCATGTATGCGGTGGACTTGTTCCGCAACGCTGCAGGCCGACGCCTTACCAGCCTTGAGTGCCACAAGCTCATCTGCAAGCAGGCGGCGTGTATCGTAGTGGGCGGGGTGCGCAGAAGCGCCCTCATATCACTCAGCTCGCCAGTAGATGACTACATGCGGGACTGTAAGTCGGGCACATGGTGGCGTGATGAGCCTCACCTAGCTCTGGCAAACAACAGCGCCTGCTACAACCACAAGCCGTCGTTTGATCTGTTCCTGAAGGAGTTTCACGCGCTCCACGCCAGCAAGTCTGGTGAGCGTGGGTTCTTCTCAAGGGAGGCAGCTCAGCGGATTGTTGCGCGTAACGGGCGCCGCGACCCAGAGCATGATTTCGGGACGAACCCCTGTTCAGAAATTATCTTGAGGTCGTCAGGTGTTTGTAATCTCTCCGAGATTATTTGTCGCCCCGGCATGACGCTGCGTCAGCTCAAGGACGCTGCGACCGCTGCGACGATCTTCGGGACACTGCAGTCAACGCTAGTGAACTTTCGTTACGTGAGATCCGTGTGGTCCAAAACGGCTGCTGAAGAAAGGCTCCTCGGGGTGTCAATGACTGGGGTAATGGACCACGAGGTACTCAACGGTTCGCAGGGTGACGAGAAGCTCAAGAAGTGGCTCAACGAGATTCGCGATCACTGCATCGAGGTTAACAAGGAGTGGGCGGAGAAGCTGGGGATTCCCCAGTCGGCTGCAATCACCTGCGTGAAACCCAGCGGTACGGTTTCGAGCTTGTGCAACACGGCTGCGGGTCTGCATAGCAGGTTCGCGCCCTACTTTGTCAGGACTGTCCGGCAGGACAACAAGGACCCAGTGACCTCACTGCTCCGTGACTACTCGTACAACGAGCCAGCCATCGGCGCAGAGAACGACATGACGGTGTTCCACTTCTTCCAGAAGGCGCCAGAGGGCGCCGTCTGCACGGAGGACATGGGAGCGCTTGAGCAGCTCAGACTGTGGAAGATTTATCAGGATGAGTGGTGTGAGCACAAGCCGTCGATCACTGTCTTTTACACAGACGACGAGTTCTTGGACGTAGCGAGCTGGTGCTGGAAGGAGTTTGACTCCCTTAGCGGAATCGCCCTACTTCCTTTCGACGGCGGGACATATCAGCAAGCCCCGTTCCAGAAGATCACGAAGGAGCAGTACGAGGCCGGAGTGGTAGAGCAGAAGGTGAGCGAGTTCAGCCCACCCGACACTCCGCCGCCGCCGCCTATTACTCGCGAGCTTCCGATCGACTGGTCGCGTCTTGCCGAGTTTGAGACAGGTGAGGACAGCACAACGGGCGCCAAGGAATTGGCGTGCGTGGCTGGTAACTGCGAGCTGTGAGTAAGGCCGACTGGTGGGGCTCTGACGGTAGAGCCCCACGAGACTTCGCACTGGCCCTGCTGGAAATGCAGGGCGACCCAGAGCGCCAGAAGTCATTTATGGAAACGCACGTCCCTGAGAACGAGGATTTCAGGGCGATGGTGCGCGACCACTATCGGACGGCGCTCGCTCTAGGAGGTAACAAATGAGCAAGGAGCAGCTCAGAAAGGAGATCGCCCAGCAGGTAAAGGAATACCTAGCTGGCGGTGGAGTAATTGAAAAGGTACCGCGAATCCAGTTTTGCCCAGACAGCATGGATTGGGCACGGAGGCGTGGCTACGACTACACGCACTGGAACCATCAAGGAGATTGGGATCACGGGAGACCGGAGGACGATCATGGACGATGAAGAGGAAACAACAATAGAGATGCTTGAGGACGCATTTACCGAGGCCGTTCGGGGAATTATCTACACCGAGGACGGGGACCCGCAGGTGGTCTATGACGGCCAGCTGCTGGTGGCCATGCACATGGCGTTTGGCTACGAGGAGCAGGAGGCCTATGAGGAGGTTGACGCCCTCCGCGACTCACCGATCAAAGTGATGTGGCCGGCAACGCTTCAGGTTGCACCACAGAAGCCGCACCTGTCGCTGGTCCCCAAGAAAGAGGACATGCACTGATGGCCTTCGGCGGCATCAGGCGCAACCAAGCGGACGCGCACTTTTCCAAGGTGATCCGCATGGCGGCAACCATCAACGGGGAGCTTGCTCCTTGGCATTGCCAGCTTTGCGAGAAGGATTATACGGACCGGAATCGTCAGGGCATCCAGTGCTCGCACTTTATCGGGCGGGGCATCAACGGGCTACACGGGACATACGGCTGGGCCGTGAGGTACGACCCACTGAACGCACTCAGTTTGTGCTCGTCATGTCACGGCTTTGTGGAGTCCCACCCAGTGGCCCACACAAATTTATGGAGGGAAGTTTATGGCTCGATCTACGGAGCGGATCGGTCTGACTCAGCGCTTAACTCGCTTCTTCAGCGGGCGGCCTGCAAGTCACGAGCGCAGTACGCGCGCAACAACACAAGGGCCATCTCAGCCCACTACCTCGCCGAGAGCCGAAGGCTTGAGGACGAAATCGAGCGATACCACAAGGGCAAGGAGGCCGAATGTGACTACGAGGTTAGGAGCTACGTCAGCAAGGGCAAGCAGATCAACGAGCCTGATTGACGGCAACGAGCTGCTGCAGCACTGCAACACGCTTAAGCAGGAGGAGGCCGTCACCCTTGTGTATATCGAGGGCCTGAGCAAGGCGGCGGCAGCAAGAGAGCTGGGCATCGACCCCAAGTCTCTGCGTGAGCGTCTGGAGCAGGTGGAGAACCGCGCCGATAAGGCAAGGCGGTCCACGCCTCGGACCGTGATGCCGATCAACATCGGCCGCAGGGTCGGGATCATCGGTGATACGCATCTGCCTTACGAGCTGGACGGGTACCTCGATTTCTGCGTGGACACGTTCAATAAGCACGGCGTTGATACGGTGATCCATATCGGTGATTTTTTTGACAATCACTCGCTGTCGTTTCACGACTCCGAGCCAACCCTGCACAACGTGATGGGCGAGTACGAGTCGGCCTTTGAGCGCGCGCAGGACTGGTACGAGGCGTTTCCGGAACTGACTCTGGTGATGGGCAACCACGACCGCATCCCAGCTCGGCAGCTGCGCAAGCTGGGCATGGAGCCGTCTATCTACATGCGGCCCATCGAGGAGCTGTTCGGCATGCCCTCTGGCTGGCAGGTGGTGGATCAGATCGAGATTGACGGCGTGCTGTACCACCACGGAGAGACTGCTGGCGGCATCAACGGCTTCCGCAAGGACGCTGAGACGCGGATGCGCTGCACGGTGTCGGGGCACAACCACAGCAACGCCGGCATCTCAGCAACGGCAACCGATCAGGAGCTGGTCTGGGGCTTGGCTGTCGGCTGCGGCGTGAACCACGAGCACCTTGCGTTTGCTTACGGCAAGCACTTCGCCAAGAAGCCGATCATCGCCTGCGGCGTGGTCATCGAGGGCGAGCCGCGCATTGAGTACATGGACTTGGGATCGAAAGTAAGGAGGCTTTGATGAGTGAGTGGGCGGCAGACCTAGACATGCTGGACCTGCGGGAGCTGACGGATCACCTGCAGTTGGTCGAGGAGATTCCGGTGGCCCGCATAGTTGAGCTGTGCGATGAAAACGTAATCGAGTGCTACAAGTTTGTCAGCAGCTGGGAGAAGTTGATGGACGAGATGCACAAGGTTATGGACAGGGCTGAAGAGAGAATGGAGGCGATACCCGGTGAATAGATACAACGCAATGCTGTACTTCGACAACATGCAGAACGCAATGGACGCGGGCTACTGTGACGCGGTCTACCTTGACGACGACATCCCCGAGATGGGGTGTCAGGCGGTCATCACCTTCTTCTGTGATGGCTACGAGATAGAGCCCGACGATGACGACCTTGAGGTGGCGGTATGAGTATTGATGACGCAACACCTGACGAGTGGGACGCAGTCCGCAAGGACCGCTACCACGACAACC